TGATCGAATGAGTCCTACTTCTTCAAACTTCAAAAGTATTCTATTTACATACTCACGAGTTATGCCCACCTTATGAGCAAGATATTCCTGAGCAGCATGAACAGACAAGAATTTGTTATCGAGACCAATAAGCGAGTTGAGTACCAACAGGTGTGATTCAGGAAGCGATGAGAAATAGCTCTCAGGGTCATCACTTATGGACTTTTCAAGGGGAACACCCGCTCGAGCTTGAAAAGTCCTTCGGGTTCTTATATAGTTTTTAACAGAAACAACATTAGATAACATAACTAACAGAAATACCTCCTGCCTTCCCCTTTGGGGTTGGATTCATTCTGAAAGCCGAAGAAACATCTTGGTAAATGAAATATGAGGCTAACAGAAGTACCTGTGGGATTAATGGAGTGAGCCAAGCAGTTCCTTACCGCAAGGCAAGCATCATTAAATTTCTTGTTTGTTTGGTTACTACCAACTTTGTTGAAGCATTCGATGATAGTAACGCTAAGATTCTGAGTTGTTTTGTTATTGTTACCGTGGACGCTGCAGTGCGCGGTTAACGCAAATAGGACCAGTGTAAGAGCTGGTCTTATTTGTTTATAGCGAAAAATAGCCTGTATAACAGATAACGGTTTGCTAGATGACATTACTGGTTCGAAAACTTTGAACTTTACACTGCTTGAGTAAAATCCCTGGTGCCTCGATAGTGTAACATCCGCTCCATCAATTGAAAAGCCTCTTATCCTTGATAAAGAAATTAACCAACTTATAAAAAGACTTAGAGGCAATTCTCCTACCCTGAAGAAAATTGTAGATAACGCGCACATTTACCCCTATCTCCTGAGCAGCCTTAACAGAGCCCACTCCATCCGAATAAAGATAATCAATCAACAAAATACGAAGATTGTCATGGGATATACCAGCAGACTCTTCTAGATGCTCAACGTACTTATACTTCATTAAGTAAATCCTTGATTATTGTTGCATTCTTGTTATTATTGTTAATATATCAGAAGTCGGGGGACAACACAATAATCTGGGGGGATTATGTATAAACATCTTAGTTCATGTGTATGTTATGGTAATTTTAGAGATTGTACGCCAAATTGCTGCTGGTGCAACTGCAGAGGTGGCCAATGAGCTGCCCTTGTAGATTTGGAAATTGTATAAAGTGTAGGACAGAGGAAGAGCATCCACTGGACTGCCAACTTAAAGACTGCTGGCATCACAATCCAGAGAAGGTTGATTGGGAGTATGAGTACTTCAAGCAAAGTTTAGTAAATCAGATTAATGAGACGAGTAAGAAGATATTGGAATTATCCGACGATGGAATGGTGAACTGATGTTTGGTAAGAAATTGGAAGATTACAAGCATATGGAGCTTGTAAAAGAATTAAGAAGAAGATTTGAAAAAGGAATCCTCGATGGCATGAAAAGGACTTCCTCAAGTTCTACATATTTTGATACAAGTAAATGCGATATAGCCCTACTACGGGCAATGTCCGCATTATTAGACTACTCATCAACGGCCGTCAGCATAGCCTTACCAGCATTTCTTTTTGATTCTTATGGCAGACAGGACAAAGAGTCAGTTGAGTACTGGAAAAAGGCCCTTGAGTCAACAAAACAAATATTGATGGATACAACAGAAAACATCAACAACATTGATTTAGAGAGTATTAAATCAGAAGCAGATAGAGCTAGAGAGAATACTAAATGAACTCAAAAAAATTATGTAAATGCTACTCCATAACCGAAGCTGGTTGGCGCCTCTGTTATCACTGCTCATGCAAAGAGATATCTTGCTCTGAAAACTGTGTATGCGCTCAGGGAATTTGTCACAATTGCGATAGGAATAGGGTATAAGTAATGATATTCAGGAAAAAACTAGAAGATTATTCATTTGAAGAGCTCCTCAAAAGAATAGAGACTTTGGTTAAAGAATCAGTGGAAGAAGAAAAGATACTCGATTCAAAAAGAAAGATTATAGATCCTAATTCCTACATGAGAGTTTTAAAGTTATTAATCATTAAAATTGCGCAACAAAAAGCAATGGTTGCCACGATGCAACATACACTGCCAAGACTTCATGAAATTCTAAAAATAGATAATCAGGAACTTCTTAAATCAGATTATGATGTATTCAAAGTTACCGAAAAATCAAAGGAAACAATAAACAAAATTGATGAGTTTATATATGAGCTTCCTGATAAATATAAAGAAATTTCCCAGGAAGCCTTGGATATTTACCAAAAAGAATTAGGGGGATACCTAGATCAAATTGAGAATAAAATGAGAGAATCAAATGGCCAACAATAGATCAGAACAACTCAACGAACTATTTGCAGCACTTGCAAAAGCACAGTCAGAAATGGCAGTAGCTGGCATGGCGTCAGACAATCCATTCTTTAAGACCAAATATGCAGACCTCGCTGAAGTTGTAAGGGCTAGTAGACCGGCTCTGACGAAAAATAATCTGAGCGTGATTCATCAAGTGCTGCCCCATGAAGATGGTCAGTATATGCATACTATACTTGCTCACTCATCAGGACAGTTCATTGAAACACAAATAAAAATCAACCCAGCCAAACAAGATCTACAATCCCTTGGAGGATGCATTACTTACCTCAGAAGATACACGTATGCGGCAATTGTGGGCCTTGTGGCTTCAGGGGAAGACGACGATGGGGAGTCTCAGATGAGCGAAGCTCGTAAGAATGGCTACCAAAGGCCTTACCAGGGAGAGGAAAGGATAAGTGTACAACAGCACAAAGAGCTTGAATCTTTATTAGGCAACTCGGATCTCAAGCCACAACTTATACAAAACCTAAAGATAGCATCTCTGGCAGAATTGCCTTCATCTAAGTTTGATTCTGTTATGAGATGGGTAATATCAAAGCAACAAAGTAAGTAATATATTTTAGTGACAACAACTAGGACGCGCATCAATGGAACACTTTTTCCTAATAATCCTTTCTCACACATGCTCAAGCCTTATCAACTCCGGATTTATGATACGAGAATTAAAGCAAATTCATCGAAACATAGCAGCTCTCGAACAAAAAGTAGAAGAGGATAAATCGAGGGGATATATAGTTCTTACCAATGGCTCTTCAAAATCAAAAACAAAGAATAAGCATGCAAAAATTTAGTAAACGATTAATGCAATTCTCTGGAATTTTATTAATTTTAAATTCCGCTTATGCCGCATTGTATGGCCCTAGCTATAACACAATCAATAACACCATATGTTGTGCGATTATGATTATAATTTCGCATGTGCATTGGCTATTCGGCAACATGTATGGTGATTTTATTCAGCACTTAAGACTCTTGTTTATGGTAAGGGAAGATCAGGGCGAGATAGAAAAATCAGTATATAAAATTAATGACGAGCTCAGCAGGCATATGACATGGGTTAAAGCAGACTTGCGAGAGATAGAAAGAAAGATAGATGAACTAAAATCACAGGATCAAAAATAATGGATGATCTTGAGCAAAGACTAAAGCTCATCTCTGATAGTCTCAAAGAAATTAAAGATGATCTAAGAGAAGATTCGATAAAGAATAAGATTATAACTCATGAGATGCTTAAGCTAGAGCTCTATGACACTGTAATATTCTTTAAAGAACAGATGGATCAATGCAGATATAACAAAGCATTAGAGAAGCTGTGGGAGTATGTTCATAGGGTAAATCAATTCTGGAGCTTTAGTGAGCCATGGAAGCTTATTAAAACAAACAGAGAAGAGGCTGAGGGGGTTATATTTGTTACCTGCGAATGTCTTGAGGCAATCTCTGTACTTATACAGCCCGTTATGCCTCAAACAAGTGATGAGATGCGCCGTCAAATTGGACTAGAGTCCATAAAATATGAAGTGGGAAGAGATCATGTCCAAGAAATGATAGACAAAATATGTGGCAACGCGCCAGATACTTTAGTGAGGTAATAAATGTCCTTAGATAAGCTAGAAATAATCTGGAAGATGAATGAGATTAAAGAGTCCATAAAAAAACTTAATGACAATCTACAAGAGGACAACTTTGTTATCATCAAAAGAATGGAGCGAATAATAGATCTGTTAGAAAAGAAAGAATCGAGTTAATGAACACACTAAGTATCGCCATATCAATACTATTCTTACCAAACTCAGAAAATTACTTTATAGCCTATTGTCGCCAAAGAAATAACGACACAAGGAAGTGGTATATGAAGCGACACCGCTTTATCGCTATAAAATAAAAAACCCAGGGCCATGCAAAAACCCTGGGAATCACCTTACAGGCGTTGAATGTTCTCTCTAATTATACAGTAACATTCCATAAAATATACCCTCGGGCATGTCAAGCAGAAACACGCCCAAGAGTACGTAATGAAACGATAAGAATTTTATCAGATGAATACTTGTTAATCAAACATCAACATGCCGTAGAACCAGCAGTTTTCTCCGCCACCCATAGGTGGAGATATGAGGCTCGTGGTCCTAGTTCCTCCTTGTGCAGCAAAAACAACGTGCGCTGTATCCCCCGCAGACATCTGGTGGAAACAAGAAACTTGCATATGGAGACCATTATTGACCGCGAAAAATCCTGTACATTGGTTTCTTGTAGGCAGTGTATCACCAAAGAATGTTCGAGTAGTAGTTACTATCTCAAGTGCTGCGTCAGTAGTTCCACTGCCGCCAGGAACTGTGTAATTAACAACAGCATAAAACTGGTATTTGCCATCAACAGGAGCAGTGAACATTCCGGTAGTTGGATCATAATCTCCAAGAATATCAAAGTCCTCATTATCAAAAAGAATCGTATAAGCCGTACCATCTCCAGTTACGTTATTAACTCCTGGATTTAGGTAAGCAGAAAATGCTGACTTTCTCTCGTTAGAAGTTCCCAACTTTCCAGTGCTGTCGATAATAACTGCTGAGTTAGTATTACCAACAGCCCTTCCATAGATACCTGCTACGTAAGCAGAGTCTATACCACTACCAGCCGAGAACTCAGCTCCTATGCGAAGAACATTGCTCTCTCCCATCGTACCAGCATTACCAATAAGAATATTACTACTCTCATTGGTGGTGTAGTTAGATCCTGCTTGATCGCCAATTAATGTATTTTCACTGCCGTCAAATAATACTAGCCCAGCATTTGCTCCAACAACGACATTCTGACTTCCGCTGGAAAGAGATTGTAGGGCGGCAGATCCAATAGCAACGTTCTCTCCGCCAGTTGTGCATGAGGCTAATGACAAAGCTCCTAAAGAAGTATTTTCTGTTCCAGTAGTTGCATTTGCCTGAGATTGTGTACCAATGGCAGTGTTATAATTCCCTGAAGTTAGGCTTAGGAGCGCATTAGTCCCTATACCAACACTATTTTCACCACTGATAGAAAGATTTCCTGCAGCAGTTCCAAGAAACGTATTATTGGTCCCAAAGTTATGCATAAACCTATTGCCGCCAAGAGAATACATTCCTTCAGATCCCGTCAGGTTAGTATTAGGCTGTGTAATAGAGGTACTGAGAGCAATAAATAGAGTGCTGGCATCATCTCCCGTGGTGTTAATATTATCGCCACCAAGGATATAGATAACTCCATTTTCGGGAGTTGCCGAGCCAGTATCACCATCAATCTGAGTTAAGAGTTCGGCTCCTGGCTCAATAGTAATCGTATTGCCTGTAGCTGATGTGGTCAGATAATTACCATCGCCAAGCACATTTAATATGCCATCAACAGGAATAGCTGTTCCATTGTCGGTGACATATTGGTTAGCTGATCCCGCAACAAACTCTACCCAAGTAGCCTCTCTTCCCGATAATGAGACGAGATAATAGAGCCTCTGCTCTGGTTGCCAGAGCCACCATGCCCCTAAGGTGTAATTCTGAGAGTCATGCGTCTCTGGAGCTCGCTGCTCTATGACAAATTGGGGAGGAGATACAGGGTCAACCCCCATATAGGCTAGGGGGTTATTACCACTAAGTCGTTGTGCTTGGCTCATGAAAATACCTCATTAAGATGCAGTCATATTAATAAAGCTTTCCGCTACCCATTCGGTGTCAGCCACTACACATCTCATTGTCACCGATGCCCAGTTGCCAGCCGTTAGCATTCCCCCACCAGGAGATGTAGAGTTGTTGCCAACGTGTATTATCTGCGAAGGGCCTGCTACAATATCAAAACCAACCGAATTGTTTTTCTGAGTGACCCGAATAACATCTCCAACTGCTGCAGTAGTTGGCATATTAAATTGGTCTAACGAGCTAAAATTTGCGAGATAGGTGGTATTATTACTCATATCAAATGGTCCACTCGTAACTTCAACAACCGGCATGCCATCTTGAGCAACAGCAATAGTAACCGAGTTGGCCGCATTAGTTATATTAATTCCCGAACCAGGAGTTAATGTCGACCAAGCAAGCGGAGCTCCTGCGGCAGCTATAAGCAGCTGGCCATTTGAAGATGGATTTAGACTTCCCATGAGCGTTGCATCATCCATAAGGACAACGCCTTGTGTGTTGTCTAGGTTGGCAGCCTGGTTATATACTCCAGCTAAGTAGCAATAGTCTTGGCCTCCGTCGCCCTCGCGGCCAATTCTTATCGTGTTAAAGTCACCAGATTCTCCAGTGACGCCATGGCCGATAAGGATATTAGACCCAGCCGATCCCCCAAGAGCAGTTCCCGCATTGTGCCCAATAAGCACGTTAAAACTCGCCTCGCCTAAGGGGCTACCAGCATTGGATCCTATTGCTATATTTTCTTCTCCAGTGCAACTAGGTAGAGAATTATAGCCTACCGCGACGTTATTAGATGAAACAGTGAATCCGCTGCCGCTTCCAGAGCCCAAACATGTATTGAAATCGCCCGTAGTGAGGTCATTTAATGTATTTGCTCCCAAACTGGTATTGTTAGTTGAAGATCCTGATGTTAAAGAAAAGGTTCCAGAATCTTTACCTACAAAGGTGTTGTTATCATTTAGAGCGCCATAATTATGCATAAATCTACTCGCTCCCAGAGTTATAACCCCGGTAGAAGATGAAGTAGAAGTTGGCAGGGCAAGAGAATTAAAAGAAAGGGTTATATCGCTAGAGGTGGCGGTAAAGGCTGCACCAGAAGTACCGCCCGTAATAGTTATCGTAGAATCAGTAGCGCTACCAGTATCTCCATCAATCTGGGAAATGCCACTTCCTCCGCCCGATCCAGATACAGTAACAGTATCGCCAGAAGCGCTGACTGTTATACTTCCAGACCCAACGAGGTTTATATTCCCCAATAGAGGAGTTCCTGTTCCAGAATCAGTTGTAATGGTGTTAACGGCACCGAATTGTGTTACTCCACTCATAAAAACTCCTTAATCAGCAAAGCAGTAGGTGATATACAGCGATCCTGTAGTCGGAGCAACTCCGTTATGCTTTACATACAGGTATGAATTAGCGCTGAAAACATAGGTTCCGCCAGCTTCTGATCTATTGGTCGTTAGATCATATGACTCCGCTGACCCCGCAGGTATGATGGTTCCATTATTTACACCATTACCTGAGATAAGTACCGCCTGGTCAGTTAAGTTCTTAATAATCATAATACGACCCTCATTCTGAAATGCGGGCGTTATTGCCGTATAGTTTGCACCTATGGCCCCAAAGGCGACCGACCGAAGCTCTTCCCACTCAAAACGTATTGCTGACTGCTGGCTACTCATTACTACTCCTTTTATTACTTATCTTTTTGGGCTTCTTTAAGCTTAGATACTCTCTCTTCTTCCAACTTCTGAAACTCACAAATCTGTTTCTGAAACTGACTCAATGCTTCATACGCTAAGCGAGCAGGAGCTACTTGAGGAAGCGACAGCATATATATATGGCCATCGATCTCTAGCTTCATGTTGATCATTAATCGCGCATCCATCATACATCCTTCAATTATGGGGCAATATCAGTAAAGTAAGGAACCCAAGCCTCAGTTGTTCCGACATATATTTTAATAAAGCCAGTATTGTCGCCCGAATTTCCATTCGTGGACAGAATGGTAAGATTTCCAGCACCCTGCGTTGTATTGGTAGCGTTTGTAAATGATGTATTGGCCACAAGACCAACCCCATCGTCGCCACCAGCAAATAGATTTGCCGAAGAATACACTCCATCGCTACCAACAAATGCAGGAGCCGTGACTATGCCAGCCGTAACGTCAATGCCACCAGCATTTACTACCAGTCCATTTTCAATCGTCGCAACGCCTCCTACGTTGAGAGCGCCTGCCGTTACAGTAAGGTTTCCTGTTGGAATAACAACGTTATCATTGAAGGTTGCAACTCCTTCAAAATTCGAAATACCTGTAACTAAAAGACTAGTGAAAATCCCACTCGATCCTGTCAATCCGCTCCATGTAGAGTTTCCGGCCGACACTGAAGTCAACATGTAAACAGCCTCGGTATCTTGAGCTATAACAATCTGCCCCAAAACACCTCTTGTTGATCCCGTCGGCGCCGTGGGGATTCTTTGCACCATAGGCATGACAGGAATTGTTGGTTGGGAAAGTCCATACGCAAGTTGCGCTGGAATAAAATCTACAGCCATTATCTCTCCTTAAAATAGTAAAACCGCCACTACCCTATCTGATAAAGTGTTCACATTCAACACATATTTTGATATTTAAATATTTTTATGATAAAACTATTAATGATCATGATCTAAATAATTCAGGGAGAGCCAATGAAGGGTTTTCATCTTGTTATGGCAAACGAAATTCATACTAGGGTAAAGATGCAATCGGCTTCCCATGGAATGACCATGCAAGCATATGTTATTAGTGCAGTCTTAGAGAAACTTAGGGGCGACTATGAAGAAAACGAGCTACAACGGCAATCCGATGGAGTATACTCCAAGGAAAAAACATAGGGATTGGCCAGATATATTCGAGAAAACATATATGACAATATTATGTCTTGTGGTTTTTATTATGATTTCAAGAATCATCAGTGGAATTATATCGGGTCAGATTTATAAAAATCTTAAAGAAAATATCGCACTTAACGACCATCTTTAAGATACTTTGGTAAATCTCGATTTTGGTTTCTCTTTTGAGACAACATCATTGAGTTTGCCGCCATATTTTATGAGCTGCGGTAAATTTTCTTCTGCTGCCGCCATAGCAACCTTGCCAAAGTAATTTCTCACCGCTGGCTTAGAGAGATATTGAATTGCCCTCTCTGAAGCATGAGCTATGATAGGCAATATGGTTGCCGGATTTGGTTTAACAATAGCAGCAAGAGGGAATGATTTTCTTACTAAGGAATCTATCTTGCCAAACCCAGTTTTTGGTACAGTCTTGTCTATAAACTTACTAACAACAGACTTCATGTTTTGAGCAGTATGAATCTGATCTGCTGAGCTTAATGAATTCCAGAACCTAGGATTAAGATTCCCGTGTTCCTGTAGAACTTCATTGATGCCCTTAGTAATAGAATTAAGATATTTCTTGGATGCCCTCGGAATAGTACCTTCTTTCATGAGATCATAGATCGATGACCTTATGTCCCAGGCATTACGAATATCGATCTTTCCGTACTTATCTATATTATTCTCAATAACATTGCCGATATCATAAATGGCAGCTCGAACCTTATCGTTCACCTCAATCTTGTGAAGCTTATCAATATCCTTAAGAACCGTTTTTATAGGACCAGAAGCACCAGTTTCTGATGGTCGCAATGATTGACGAGCCTCTTCATACAGAGATGATTTGTATTTATTAAGGCCTCCCATAGAATTTCCAATGGCTGATGCTCCCAACTCTGTACCAATTTGAGCCGCAGTTTGTGCCCATTCAGGAAGACCGGCGGCTTTAGCTGTAGTTGCGGCAGTGGCGCCCAGGAGAGTTCTACCAATAGCAGATGCTGCTCCCTTAGCGCCTGCTCCCGCGAAACCACCCGCTGCTGCAAGTGGAGCCTGAGAGAGGCCTAACTGGAGCGCCTCTTCGGCAAATCCTTGAGGCTTTAATTGTTCGGGAGTTCCAAAAAGACCACCTATGGACTCTGAAAAGCTTCCCACTTTAATATTTTTCTTAGGAGATCCTTCAGGAGCAGCTTCTATCTCTCTTCTAGCTAAATCTTGAAGGGCTTTTTGACCCGTAATATACTCAAGGCCTTCAATTGCCCTCTGGGCAGCTCCCCCGAGAGTTCTCCTTAAAAAGCCAACATCTTTATTTCCAGAAACTTGAGTAAATCGTGCCATTAGCTTATCTCCTGCCATTGGCCATTAACTATTCCCCAAAGCTTGCCTGTTTCATTGTCTCTGAATTGCGTATCAGGAGAAACAGAAGATGGATCAGGTAGATCATTCATTCCATCATCGGAGCCTTGCGCGGAATCAAGACCTCTTTTGAATCGTTCTGAAATAGCGTCTAACTGAGGAGCTGCAGACTCTTCCACAATTTCTTCTAAATTTGCTGGAGTATTCCCTCCATTAGCCTTGATTATTGATCGCATAGTATCATAGCGAACCTTAGCAGCATCATTAACAAGCTTCCTAAGATTTATAACCGCTCTTCTTCCAGCGTCATCTTGATCAAAGAGAGAAGGAACTGTTTTGAGCAACAAATCTACCTCTCTTGCAGCCAATCTACTACCGAACACATTCTTTGCGTCTCGAGCGAAATCTGTTGTTAATTTAATAAACTCTTGGGAGTTAGGGTCAAGCCATCCCTCAAGTCCTAACTTACGGGCAACGCTCGCCTTAATTGGACCAGCGACACCTTTATTAAGCAGATCCTCCATCCTATCAAGGCGCATATTGCTTTCTCGGGCCGCCTTATAGTCTTTGATAAAGCTTTCTCGCGCTTTAGAAGCTAATTTAAGTTCTTCTTTTTCAGCAACATCAGATCTTCTTGGTTCTGGTTGTCGAGAAAGAGACTCTGCTAAATTTCTAGGCTGAGCGGGTTGAGGCTTAGTAGTAGGTATAGTGGGCGCAGTAGGCGATGCAATAGAAGGAGTTCTTTGTTGTGGGAGATTTATATCAGAAAGTCTTCCTAGAGCACTCTCAAATGGATTTCTTCCCTGACTCAGTCGAGATAGCTCTCTATTGGCAGCACTCTGAGATCCTTGTTGATTCAACGATGAAAGAACATCAGAAAGGCCGGCCTCTTGCTGTTGAGCTGGCGTAAGCGCTTGCCTTTGGGCTTCTTGTATAGGAGAAGGCGATTGCAATGCGCCCATACTTCCAAAAAGTTGTAATGCCTGTAGTCGTTGATTTTGAGGATACGAAGAAATGAGCTGCGCAACTGGTTGTGGAATTCCATTCTGCACCAGCAGATCAGTATCTCTTTTTAAATTTTGTCGCTCAAGAACTTGTCCTAGCTTGTGTTCAGCAAGCGCCTGAAGGCCTGTTGATAAACCTTGTCCAAATGAAGCCCCGAATCCAGGAAGGCCTGGTACAATTTGTGCCCTATTCATATTAGAATCCTCCTAAAAGAGCGCGCAGTAATAATGGAGCTGCTGAACCAATTCCTTGACCAATCATATGCTTAAATCCTGGCTGTGCAGGTGTGTATAGGTTTTCGAATTGGGGCTGCATCGCTCCTCCCAATAAAACCTGTAGTAATCTCAACTGCTGATCCTGATTTTGCATTCCATATTGCGATTGTAAGGCAGCAAGTCCTTGACTTAATTCTGAACCAGCGCTGCTGAGTGCGGCAGGAAATGCGCTTGAGCTCTGAGCACCACCACCCATAGCGGTAAATCTTTCCGCAAGTGTAGGAACTATATCTTGATAAAACTGAGATCGAGCTTGATTCGCTATCGGTTCAAAACCAGAATAATTTGGCTTAAGACCACCACTAAGAACTCCTTGGGCAGATTGACCCAGTAGGTTGGCTAGTTGTGCTTGTTGTGGAGACTGCAGGGGTATATTACTGCTATAACCGGGAGTTCCACTCCAAAAACTTGATTTAGGCTTAGCCATATTATTCCTTCCGCAGACTCCTGCACTACATGCCATATTATTTTCCTAAGTAACAAGATATTCGAGAATAACGACGCATCTCGTAAAGGCTGTCCTATTTGATCCGGTCGTTATCGTAACATTAGTGGTATCCATACTCAACTCAATATTATTTGCCAAAGTTGGTGACGCATAAGGTATGGGAATAAACTGAGTGGAAGGGTTGGTTGCTGATGCATACATCCTGGTTATAGTAACCTGAGAATCTATCGTTATCCCATGCGCAACAGACTTGCTTGTTGCATTGGGCAAAGCACCAAAATCTATGACCTTGCGTATAACCTGTCGATATTCAGGAACAGTATCAGAAGAAGAAGTAAGTGATGGGTTAGGGAAAAACAGCTGCCCATTAACAAATTCCTGAAGATCATAAAATCCAGAATCTCTGGAATTTAATGAGAGCGATATGCTGTTAATATTCTGATAAAGACGCACAAGAAGCTCTTTAAACTCAGGACTTCTTACATCTACTTGTTGTAATTGTGCAACATCCCAGACGTTAGTCGTTGGAACAAAGTTACCAATGAGATTACTGAGGTTATCTGCCATTATCGTAGATCACTTGCAGTTGGAGATGTGTATAAAATCATTCCCTCAAGCCGAAAGTCCTGCCATGCAATACTTGGATCAAGAATCTGATCAAGGTTCATGTAAAAAACAACCTGTACAAATTCTCCATCAGCCTGAAAGTATACCGGGTGCCACAATCTCTCTTGAAATCTCTCGTAGGGAATACTCTCATAGGGACTCGTCTCTAAAACATTGGTTCCTACTTGTGATCCTGTTGCATTTCCAGGATAAATAAGAGGATAGTTAGTAGAGTTGGTAAAATAATCCATGGTAATTTGGCCGCTGGCAGTAGCTTTTACGCAGAAGTTTATTTTAGCCAAGTAAACATTTCTTCCCTGGTCTACATAGGGGTTCCATTGCTTAGAGTACATAAAGATATTGGATACTTTGGCAACAGTGCCTCCACCTGTATAGCTACCCGTAAATGTTGTCGGCCCTATGATGATATTATCGGCGTCGGATGCCGATATAACTTGATAAAAACTTTCGGGAAAAACTGCTCCCTGGATATTTTCCAGAGCAACAATATCACCCGCAACAAACATATGATTCTTGATAGTCAACTGAACACTCGGACCTAATTGCAATATCCTACTTATCTGACGAGAAGGGGCATTTCTAGCAACATCTATATTAATAACATAAATAAAGCCTTGCTGGTTACCAGCTAAGATTTGCTGATCTCGAGATGCCGTTGATCCAGAATCCCAAGAAAATGATGCCTCTTCCCATTTAAAGTTAGAATTTTGCCACGTTGATCTTTCTCCCTGATCAAAATAACCAAAGCAAGTAATAGTATCGTCATTCACAGACCATGAAGAATTTTGGTAATTATATACTAATATTCTTGAGGGAAATGGCTGCGTAGTCTTCTGATTGCTCTCAGGGAAAGACCAATAAACCATCTCTCCATAAAAGTCTCGTATACCATGTACTCTATCGGTGCCATTATTAGTCTGTAGAACTTCCCATATTCTCGTGGGAATCTTGTTGTCTATTCTTTCAACGTTGGCACCGTTGCAAGCGTGTACTCCAGTAGATCCTATTGCAAGAACAGCCTTATCAAACGGAACAGAAGAAAAGGTAGATACAGCGCCAAGTTCGGTATTAATCTTCTGCCAAACAAACGGTAATAGCTGGTTGCCAGTGTACACTATTTCCCAAGTAGATCTTTCAAACCAGACGATCAATCGGTCTTTAATAAACTTTACCGTGACAATAGCTTCTTCAGTAGGGGCATCTATAAATCCCGCTCCATCTGCTACAGATCCTCCGTTAGTCTGCTTTGGCTCCAGCCATGCATTATTAGAGAATGGAGATCCATTGTGAGAGAATCGGCATCTATTAACATACTGAGAGTTAGTAGTGCCACCAGAATTTTGTTCAATGGTATTCAGAAGAAGAAGTCGATTCTTAAAGGGAACAATGATGCGAGCAGTTTTAACAAAGTCTCCGGCCGTAAGGAACTTAGTATAGGCGGAGAAATCGAACCACGTCGTTCCATTGTATCCAAACATAGAATCATCATTAACTCCGGGGGTTCCCACAGTAGCATTGAAGTTTGTTACAAAAAGTACCTTCTGATCCGGAGTTATTCCTCGCCAATTACAGGTCCAAAAGAACTGAGCATTAGTTCCATGAAAGAGAGGAACTCCTGCAGTATGCGATCGAACCCACTTCAGTAAGGTGGAATCAAAGTAGTAAGCAAATTGTGTATCAAAACCAAAAGAAGGCTGATTGTTAGTAGCGCCCACTTGATATTGCGCAAGTCCCATAACGGGCGTTGCCGGGTAGAAGTAAATAGGAGTATCGGCAGCAGCACCAGCAAAAACATAGTTTCCATTTGAGGTATCATAGGTCCTTGTGGTAGAAGTTCCGGTGGTAGACAAAAGCACAGTAGGGTTACCTAATGTAGCTACAGTAAATATCTCATTGCCTATCGAGAATGCCTGACCAACATCAAAATAACTGCCCGGAACGGTTCCAGTAGCCGCCCCAGTCCCGTCAGTAATTCCTAATTCAACCGAGAGTCGAGATCGTAGCTGCGCAGTCACTCCCGAACCACCGCCCATAAGGCGAGATCCGAATCTTTTCCTAGCGACCCCTCGCCAGACATAAGCGTTGACCATTAACCTAAAGGCATCTTCAGGAAGCATCCATGGCGGAAGATCAGTTTCCCAGCCGCTATTAAATGGCGCAATTATGCTACGGTCGTAAGCCATATTAGTAGCCTATCGCCAGATATTGGAAAGTAGTCGCAGTGGCTCCTGTCGTAGACCTTGCAGATCCGTACACAGTTACTCCAGTATTGGTGAATGACGTGAGGCGAGTAAATGTATCGGTATCAGTTGCTCCGGCGGCATAGTTTGTTATTTGAACAGAAAAAACCTGGGTAAATACAGGAATAGTTGAAGCAACAGGGAAGCTCACCGTAGCCGAACCATTAGCAGAACCATTTCCCCATTTAATTAGAAGTCCCGAAGGAAGATAGGTCCAGCCAGAGCTGTTATTTGAAGGAGCTGGGTTGGTACTCAATAGAGAAGCAGAAAATGGAGTTGTCGAAACACCCCTTCTATTTATATACAGCTCATTTACTCCAGTGACGGTATTTAAAAAATTATAAAGACCCATTTCTCCCGCAGAAAACGAAGGCTCTGATCCTTGTACGGGGAAAGTTGTCTTTGCATGTTTGCCCGCATCAGCAGAAGCAAAGGTTACATGGTCAACCTCTACCCAATCTGATAATGCTCCGAAATTTAAATAGAGATCACCTTGAGAAACATCAAGAAAGTCCGTAGCGAGCGGAATAAGCTTATTATAATCTTGCGCTGCCATTACTATCTCCCGGTAATGCGAGAATAAATATAGGAAATAAACAGTATTCCAAGTGCGATTCCCATACCGTAAAGCATGAAATCTAGAAATGCCATTGCTGCTTCAAAAGGACATGGTGCAATAGTATTCATTAGAAGTATCCTCCCCACCACCAACTACCGTTATATCCTCGGTTTAATTGGTCAGTATAGATAGTTGAAGTTCTATTATTGGTATTCTGAACAATAGTTCTTCTTAAGCACAATGCTTCCTGGTTCTTAAACTCAGGCATAATTTGCTGAACGCTCTCAGTATCCATTCGGTCTTCAAATATCTTCTTAGCGGCGCCATAGGCTATGTATTGCCACCATTCATTAAGTTCTGGGCTTTGACTGTCCTGCAAGAGAGCCGTTGGCCTTGCAAAAACCTCGAAATTTATTCTGTAAGGCTGATCAGGGACCGGTCGAAGGGTAAACTTGTTTTCATAAAATAATAGCGCCTGAGGTCGAGCACATTGCGTTGGAACAGTTTGGCTGTTAATGGCCACGCCAGAACCAGGAGCGACGGGGAAGGTGACCGTATAGGCCCCCGTATAATAGTTTATAGTGTTAGTAGGATCTATAACAGTAGGAGACGTTGCTGGAGTCTGGCCCGCAGGATATAAGTTTCCGTTGATCGTTGGATTGCCGGTGGCTCCATCAATAACAGGAACGTCTACCATCGCTATACCATTGCCATTACTATCAACCGAGCTAAAGAGAACCTGGTTTTGTATAAGGGTAATAGCTTGTCCAGTTATTCCTGTTGTATTTGATTGAGCAGCGTTAACTACCCCCGTATATTGAGTAGTGACCCCATCGCCGGTAGCATTAATTCCCGCAATGCTGTTAATCTGCGGATAAATACCAAATAACTCTTGCCGAGACTGGGTATAGAGAATCTGGAATCCGGCTACATATACCGGTGGATGCACCGTAAGATATTTATTCTGGAAATCATACAGCTGGTTAGCCGTTGGAAGCAGAGCATCTGTTCTATACGTGTCCTGAAAGGGATTGCAGATGAAAGTGAACTGCTTTCTAAGATTGAATGTTCTTAGATGCTCAGGAAAGTCATATACCACAAAGGTATTAATATAGTTATCCAGTTCTTCCTTACTCAATTGAGCTAAAGAAGGAGATCGAGTAAGTCTTCTTACCTTAGTCTCTATAGCTGTAAGTGTCGTTGTTGGTTCTGGCATACATCACCTAATATGGCAATACGTTTTGTGTTGCGGCCCTTAAATTTCCATTGATTCCTCCCACTGGGACAACCTGAGCAGTAGAATCTTCGAGTGGAGGAATTGGATCTGGTATTGCAAAGGGTTCATACGTTGAGGTATCCAGATCTATAGCAAATGAAGTCTGCCCCAGCACTTCTGTAATAGTCACGACCGCCTGATTCGCTTGCCACATCCCGATATACGGAGGGATATTGAGACGCACAATCGTGCCAGCAATATATCCATGAGCGAACGTAGTCGTAACAACTGCAGGGAACGCCTGAGTGATCGACGCTACTAATCGCATCGCTGGCTTATATATTGGTCGAAGACTTGCATAGAACTGGGGCATTCTTACCTTTTATTACTCTACAGTTACCAAATTAGATTGAGTTAACTCAGAGAGCTCAGGGTTAAAGTAATCGAGTGGCAAGAATTGGAATCTATGTACCTTTTTCTTCACTCGAACACCGGTGCCAACGCCCTGTACAGCAAAGGGAGAATTATCACCAAATGATTCGCCCTTGATATGCTCATACTCAATGTGATAACAATTGTTATTTAAGTGATGAGCCACTCCCAATGGAAGATCGTAAACATGACCATCCTCGAGAGAGTAAACCTTAGTTCCCTCTTCCTTAAAGTATTTAGGGCCATAAGGAAACTCGAGCTTTCCGCCGGGAGTTTCTAGATTTACAAACTTACCCTTAACAAGTTGAGCCTCTTTTTGAGACTGGATCTTCATTTCTTTAGGAGTTAATTTAGCTTTACTCGTTTGTACCATTGTCTTATTCCTTCAATTAAGACGGTTGATCAGTAACACTTTTACCCGCATACCAGTAGATAACATCACCAGCTTCACCAGCAGGTCCATCAACTCCTGGATCAAGCTGCACACCATAGTGAGCCTGGTTCTGAGTTCCAAATACATAGGTTGCTCGTCCACCCTCAAAGTTTCCTCCACCTATTGGCACAAGTTGTGGCTCGGTAAATGGGTAGTCGCCATCTAGGGGGAATTGGAATTCAGGGAATCCTTCAGAATTTATATCGAAAATAAGCGAGTTGGTTGTTCCATCCACCCCCAAGATATTTCCTACAACACCGTTAAGCTTTTCACTGATAGTGCCACATGCTGGCGGGATAATCAGACGCATCTGAAGGCCACCGCGCTGAGGAGTGCTTACACGAACAGAAACAGTAACTCGTGTAGTCTTCCCCGTGATAACGTTGGTGATAAATCTTCTTCTTGGGAAATAAACTTGGTCATTGTCTATTCGGCGGAAATAACCTGTAGTTGCAGCAGCAATTTGGGGAGCATACGGCAATCTAAATGAAGTATCAGTCACTACGTCATCTACACTAAATAGAATGCCACCCAACTGAGCCGCTCCATTAACACGCTCTAAGCTCACAATAGCGCCATCAAAGAGCTCAAATGTATCAGGACAACTTACGATTGGAGGATCGTCGTTACTAATTGCGGTAATAGCAACAGGAGGAGTTGGGAAACCAGTTCCTTGTGGTGGCCGTACGGTAGAATCTTCAAAGAAGAAGGCATCGTCAGCTATTCTCATATGAACAGCAGAGCCATCACCATTAGTTTTAACCTCAAACGCATATCCCACAGGAAGGCCGCCGACCATATTGGGAGATCCACGCTGCCAATAAAAAGCAATCCCCGTATCAGCGTCACCCGAAGCAATTTTTGTGTAATTATATGCGTAAATCCAGTCAAAACCAGAAACTATCTGAATATCTTTAGTCGTACCCGTAGATACAAATGAACCCTGTTGAGTGATGGTGCCTACCATAATTCTCCTTAGATGGAGGGGGGAATTCCCCCCTCCTCGATACAATGTCTATGAGCTATACGATTTATAAGCTCTCCAGTAGATTACGTCGTTGGCAACCCCTGCAGGACTATCTGCAGTTCCGCCAGCCAACACAACTCCGGTTATTGCTCGGTTTTCGGTAGCGTCATCCAAGGTGGTCTCTTCGTTAAGAACACCAGAACCAACAGGAACCACTTGAGCCTGTGTAAACGGAACAGCCGTAGTCAGTGGGAATACGAATGTGCCAAATCCAGTAGAATCAAGATTTAAGGTGATTGTGTTGTTAACGGTGTCGATTGCGATAATCGTTCCCGTTAGACCATCAATATTCGTACTTATGCTTCCATAAGCAGTAGGAACATTAAGTCGAACCAACTGACCAACGGTGAATGTATGATCAACACTCATCTTCACAACCGTTGTAGTACCCGTTGTAATAGCCGTAATGAAACGACGACGAGGATAGAAGATTGGGTCGAAAGGAATAATTCGATAGGTACCTGTAGTTGCAGCAGCAATTTGAGGAGCATATTTCAACCTAAAGGATGTGCTTGCAACGATAGTATCAACAGTAAATGTCATACCACCAAATTGCTGACCGCCAGTTACGTTGATAAGCTCGACAACTGATCCCGAAGCAAGCCCTGTGGTTGTTGCTGTAGAAACAATTGGCACTGCTGCGTTACTAATTGCAGTAAGAGCAACAGGATTACCTGGTGTCGCAGTTGCAGAGTTTACACCCAGCAAGAAACCGGTTGTGGTAACTCGGTAATCTACCGCAGTAGCTCCTGCGTTACTTTGGATCTCAATTGCTGATCCATTAGCAAGACCGCCCGCAACTCCTGTAGTTCCTGTAAGCGCAAAGAACGCATAACCGGTACTTGCAGCGTTAGCGGCAATCTGTGTGTAGTTAATGGTTTCTATATAGTCTGCACCAGAAACAAGGTTAAGAGTAACGTTGCTTCCCGTAGAGACAAATGAACCTTGTTGAACAATATTTCCGAACATAATGACTCCTTAGAGAACTGTTGCGCGAAGGTTAATAATCCAAAGGTCATTCAAGATGCGAGGGCACATTGCCATTTTCCAACCAACAGTAGCGTTAAGTTGTAATGGACCGCCTGCAGTTGCTGGTGGATTATAGATAAAGCTCGCGCTATAACGATCTTGCTCGATGGTTGCGTACGCTTCGAGACCTGTGCAGAAAATGTTGTACACATTCGCGCCGAGGTTAGAAGCATTTTGGGTAAGCGAACCAATAGAAGAAACCAAGAACCGTAGGTTACCAATCGCGCCCCACTCTGATTCAAGAGCGTTCATAGGAGATGGATAGTTGTTCTTCTGAATAAATCCAGGAACGTCCTGTAAGTTTCTTGTAAGCTGCGTGTTACACAGAGCAAAATACGCATTGCGAACCGGAGCTGTACCGAAACGATCTTGACCAGCGATACCATCGGTAATGGTATTAGCGTTGTTATTTAAGAGAGTAGCAACAACGTTATTAATGTCGCTTGCACTCAAGTTAGTTGGGTTGTCACCGTTTGTTCCACCAACGCAGTTGATGAACGCAGCAGTTGTCGCCAACATAGAAGCAATAAGCTGGTCTTCTGTTTGGCGCAGAGAAACTCCGAGTCGAAGAGCCGCTTCGTTTAATACTTCGTCCTGGTTTTGAAGAGTTACCTGCTCATTTAAGATGATATAGGTACCATAAAACGATATTGTTGCATCGATATCAACAGCAGTTAAGTTCTGCGCTGGAGGAGTAATACCTGTATTTCCTAGTGGAACCATTGCGGTATTCAACGGATTATAGCGACGCATCCTGAGTGTTTTCCCACCATTAGCAGGCATACGGTATCTATCCGCTGCTACACCGTGAATCATATTGGGAACTGGAACCGACAAAAGACGATACGCAAACGATTGCAGCACTGGTGCTGGCAGCGTCGAGGTAGTAGTAATAGCCATGAATAAGAAACTTTCTAAAAACTGTGTTGCCCTTACGAGCAAGATGTTCTTAGGTTGACGAGTCCTAATGAGTACGTCAGGGATTGGCGAGATCTCTTTACAGCCTTATCGATAGACTCGATAGGGTCGGACGAGCGAAGTACCATACAGCTATGGAGAAGGGTAGTCAGATAAGTGTTGAGAGTCAACTCTGAGAAATTTTTTCTGTTGGTTCTTTTTTGTACGTGGAAACAAAAACACCAAGAAGTTCGTTTTCTTTGCCCCAAGCCATTCTTTTTTGCTTATGGCATCCCGAAGAAGAGCTACTTCTTGAAGAAGATCGCTCACCATCTTCCATGGATTTTACGAGCATGGCCTTAATTGTTTCTTTATTAAGCTCATAGCGACGAGCGACGGCATCTTGGAATATCTTTTGTTCCTCGGGATCAATATCAAACTTAGAGAAGTCTTCAGTATGAGACCTAAAGTGAAGAATTAATATTCGAGGAAGAGCTATTGAAGAAACAACTGATTCTATTTGTTGCGATCTTTCTTGGCGATATCTATCTGCAGCTTCTTTTTGATCGCGAACAACAGCAGCACTAACAGAATAGCGCTTCTCAATAGAATATACTTTGGTTCCACTAGATGGAGAATTTCCTGGAATAATTGATAGTGATATAAAAAAGGAGCTAAGAAAAAAAATGTAAGCAGACATATTCATTCTTAGCTCCTCTGAAGCAGAAGATTGTTAACGGCGACCAGCTCTTTTAAGAGTGTCATTATAAATCTGTTGTCTTAATGACGGAGTTAACTCCATATCATAAAAAGCCGCCTTAGAAAGTGGACTCTCTCTGTTAATAGCAGTAGAGCTTGGCTTTGGCTTTGCGACATTCTTCTTAATAATTTCACTCTCTAGTGCAGCAGACTCTTTTTGGGATATCCCGAGATTTGTAATAAGAGTATACGCAGAAACAGCCTTAGAATATAAGTCTGTCGACGATCCCAAAGTAGCTGCCAGTTCAGGGTATGCTGCCGCAAGATCTTTTAGATTATCCTGAGTAACTATTTGATCAAAGTCAGGATATTGAGACTTTAAACGAGCTTCAACAGCGGCTTCCTGGGCTCGCGCAGCGACTTGTGATGTCTGCTGCTCATAATTTCTGAATTTTCGCTCATATTTCTTATCGATCGCAGCTATATATTGCTTAATATGCTTGCCCTCAACAAGGTCGTCATCACTTATATTGAGATCAATATTCTCTTCGGGTTCATAAGATGGACTATGCGTATGAGTAGAAGTTCGCAAGGACTCTAATTCTTGAGCACGACGCAGAGCGGCATCTCTCTCTTGGGCCAATCTTTCTCTTTCTGCCTCTGCGGCCTCTATTCTTAAGCGAAGACTTCTTAGGTTTACCTCGAGCTTTGGCTTTTTTGCTCTTTTTTCTACAACCTCTTCTACTTCGCTCTCTGCAGACCCATTTTGAACAACCGGTCTTTGCGTACCATCTTCCGCTTCAGATGTGCCTGCAGAGAGAATTTCCAGCCCAGAAGGCTTATTTTCTTCGAATTGTTCTTGTTGTTGATCTTCTTCAGCTTGTTTTGCTAGCAATTCTTTCTTTTGCGCTTCTAATTGAGCTTCATACGCCTCATCTTTCATAGGCACTCCGCGGGCATCATATTTAATCTCAAATGACATGCATTTCCTCTGACTTATTAAGTTCTCCAATCATACTTCCACGCTTTTCACCATTAAGATCGTTACACAAAAGAAGTAATTCACCAGAAGAAAACTTAATAATGTTGGAAAGAAGAACCTGCTCATCGGGAGCAATGATACGACTATTCTCTAAAAACATAATACAGGTATCTCTATCGGGAAGACTCCAGATAAATTCTAAATTACCTGATTCATGATGAAATTTATAAACCGATTGATCATAGTTGGGAGTAGGGCACGTCCTTCGATGGACAGTCTTACAATCTATAGGAGGAACACCGAAAGGAGAAAGAACCTTGTGTGACTTACTGACACAGACCACAAAGAAGTCTTGGCCAGGAAAATCCTTCTCTCCTTGCTCGACTGCCTTTTTTATGTCTTCAAATACCCGAGAAGCGACATAATTAGCTAGATCAAGAGCCTTTACCGAGTCTAAAGCACCAGTAGACTTCTCTGCCTGCTGGTACAGTGTAGCGCCGATAGTTTGTTTTTTATTCTTTTTAGCCATCAAACCTCACATGGTCAGAGTGGTACGATTTGAACGTACGACCTCTTGCGCCCAAAGCAAGCGCGCTACCAGCTGCGCCACACTCTGACTTTATCGTGCGCATAGAGTATCAAAAAAAACGCTCATATTCTAGGGAAAACCATCCCCACCGAGTGTGGGCAGTGGGGATGGGGAAGGACGTACGTAGGGTGAGACGTACATGAAACACTGTTGTGTTACTTCTTCTTTTTTTTACGAGCTTCCGTCAAAGCAATAGCGATAGCTTGGTCTCGTTTCTTCACGATAGGACCCTTTTTAGATCCGCTATGGAGTTTTCCTTCTTTGTACTCATCCATAACCTTAACTATCTTCTTTTTCTTCTTAGAGCACTTAGAGCATTTGCTACTTTTCATAAGATTTCCTTATGGCCTAAAGCGAGTGTCATACTTAATAAGCCTTCTTCTCGCATCTTTCTTCTTAGGGCTCGTAACATCGACCATATTTTGTGGCTTACCCATCAATTTATAGAAGATCTTAGTTGCCTTGCCTTTAGGTCGTGGTGCCGCTGGCATATTACGACTTTTGAGGACGAAGTTGCTTGCGAGCTTTACTTACATCGATGCCCATTTGTCGATCGATACCACGAATAGTATCATCAAGTGGAGCGCTCAAGCTTTGAGTTTTAGGGTAAGGCTTCACCATCCAATTTTGAGGAAGGTTAGCGATAGCATTTGGATCTTCGTGGATCATTCCAGCGTCCATAGCCTCAAGCCGTCGCTTAGAGTCTACGCTTGTATAAAATTCTGATCCGTAATGTCTTTTTGCAGCCATGATGGCTCCTTTTAGTTACTGCAGACGAAGCGCTATGCTTCCCGCAACGTTTTACGTCTAACTACCCCTGCATTTCATTCTGCCGAGGGATTCTTTGTTCAGCATTCTGCTCAGATTGTTTTAGTGTCTGAATAATGCTCACTAATTTCTGAATCTGATCTACATTAATACCTTCAAGCTCATTAAGCGCCTTAGCCATATCAAGAACACTTTGAGATCTGCGCTCAGTGGCCAGAGCCTCATTTTCATCGACGCGACTAAGTCTTTCAATACCGAGCCCCTGATCCGCCGCAGCACGAGCATTCGCCAGATTAATTCGAGCAGCTTGTTCTTGCAGCTCACTTTGCATTTGCGCCTGTTGAACCTGCTGTGCTTGCTGTTGTGAACGCATTGCATTTTCAATGATTTTATTTTTATTCTGGAGCGTAGAAGCCTCAAGTAAGTCTTGATCAGTAATAGGAACTCCTGCAGCGCGAAGCTCAAGCATCTGGGCGAACTGCATCTGACGCTGAGTGGTCGTATTGAGTCCTTCTTCTACAGCGACTCCATATTTGCCCCATGCCTTGTTATAGAAGAGAGGAGCAGGCTTATCGCCGTTAAGAATCTTTTGTACTTTACCAGGAGTATAGTTCTTCTGGATAAGGCTGATCATAATGGTCCCAAGTAATTTTTGAGCATGATCAAGATTATCAAAGAGTCGCTGGAGTGATGTGAGGCCAGCACCCTGGCGAAGCATAGAGAGAATTCCTGCCTTATCATCAACAGCAGATCCAAGTAGCTCTTCATTGACTCCTGAGATCTTCTGAATAAGTCCATCAAGGATCTCAGAAAGCTGGAACATAGAAGGTGGTATCTGTGGAGCAACAATCTGCTGAACGTCTGCCATACTTGCTTCTTGCTTGAGCGCGAGACCTTTTCCCTGACCGCTCAAAAAGACATCTGCTGGATTAACAAGAGCATTTTCTTTGTAGATCCAACCCGAGTTCATCTGAGACTCTAGAATATCAAGTTCGATGATCTTGCGGCGGTTATACAAGAATTGGGCATCCCGCAGACCACGGACGACGCCTTGAATCCTAGAGTCAAAATAAGGAAGTTGTGGATTATAATAGGCGAACACAGGAACAAAGGGATAGACATCAAGTCCACTAGGTTGAGGACCGTCATACATAACTCTACCTTCAACCAATATCGCAAGACGTACAGTCGGTATCTCCTGCTCAACTGATTTTACTGTTGGATACTGTGCTAGATATTCTTCAAGTTGTTCTTTATCTCGACCCATCCACTCAGTAGATTCTCCAGTCTGGGTATCAACGAGCATAATTTGTGTTCGATATTCTCGATAATAGTATTCATCGTAGCTCAACAGATTCTTCATCCCAGTATTATAGGTTTCTGGCATAAACTGGAATTTACCGTCACGACCCGAAGAGTCTCCGTTGCTCTGCAAGGAAAGTATCTCTTCTTCTTTGTCTGGTAACAGAGAAATAATAGATTTCTTGGTCATATACGACCGACGCCACATAAAGTTGCAATCAGAGAGGTCTGGTTTCCTAAAGTACGGATCCATGACAAAGGTATTATACGGACAGTTGTCGACCCTTATATCCCCAGAAATAGGATCGTTTCTGTAATCGACCCAGATGTGTAGGAAGTTCATTCCAGTAATAAGAGCTCCACGGAAAGCATCCGAGATCGTCTCGAGAATTCCCTCTCTCCTACTAATATCCATCAGAATCTTAGTGAGTTGATCAGAGGTATGCTCATCACCATTCTCAACTGGAATGGCTACAATGGATTTCCTATTCCTTATCTGGTAACCGTCGATAACGTTAACAATAGGACGAATAAGATTAAATCTTAATGACCTTCGTAGAGTTGCTGGAACGTTGCCATAGTAGTTATTAACTACATCCTGATCACCAGCCTCAAATCGGGCGTCCGTGTCTGCTTCACCCCAATACGACATATTGATCGTAATTGCTTGGGTGTAAGAAGATTCAACTTGGGACTTTATATCCCTGTTGTTTTCATTGTAAGATTTTTGTCCAAGATCTGGAATGGCCATCAGGTAGGTCCTTATGAGCACAGAAAATTAGCTGCGCAAGGATCCTACCTGGAAAAGTGTTGAGATGCAAAATTTATTTAATAAAATGCTCAAGCAAGCACAGAGAAAAAACAATAACTAAAAAAATAACCGCCGCATAAGCAATTAATCCAAATTCAAATCGCATCACGCTTATACCTCGGCGACTCAATAATCTCTTTAAATGTTTTGGTATAAACATAATCCTTATCGATTACCGGAAAATGAGAATCTCCTGTTATTTCACAAAATAAAGGATTTCGGATACTTCCATAATCATCTTCTTGAGAAGGATCGTCTACTATTATTAAATCGCCACCGTAATATCCATTGCTCTCGTTTCTCATCTCAATACTCATCTTTCCACAACTTAACGATAGATCTACTTGATAATCCTTAAACCTAAACTCATCCGAATCAAATTCATCACCTTCATTATCCTTACCATAAAAATTATTTAGGCATCGAACTAGGCTAATGTCTTTAATATAGGGAATTTTATACCCTTCCCATTCAGAAGAATCTGGCATATTGGTAATTTGAGTTATAAATGAATGACTACAACATTCTTGAGTGGCTTTAAAAAGAATATAAAAATTGTCTGCTCTGCTTCTCTGAATTATTAAAACATGTTGAGCATCTTGATCGATGTAAATGCTTAATATTGCGCCTCCATAACTAAATAGGAGCGCGAAGAAACTCTTGCTTAGATCATCTAGATCAATAATAGAGCTATCAACAACCTTCATAAGCCTTTGTTTTGCAAATTCTCTAAAACTTTTCATAATACCACATCCTTATCCTTAGGAAGAATTAGGGGCATCCAAAAGATAATAGGTCCTAAATCATCATCACATTCATAACATCGAATATCTACAAAGCCACTCGAAAGCTCACTGTTTTCACATCGAATTGGACTAGAGCTGTCATCTTTATAAACTCCCAAGACCACCAACCTACCATCAGTAACCAGGATTAACTGACCATCATTAGGAACCCCCACATCAACGTTAATCCATTTCATATCTAACTCCCATACGTTTAATCTTTTGAAATAAGATGAGCTATTTCTTCAGCAAAAATCCAATGGTCATAATCAGGAATACCATCTACCATCTCTCCCTGAAGATTGTAATATTTAAAATAAGGAATTATCGTATCTATCGGAGAAAAAACTCTAAGACCGCCGCTACATTTTGCAGAATATATAGTATTTGTTTTTGAGTCACACACAAATATAAATTCTCCCATGTAAGGGATGGGGGTTTCTTTAATTTTTTTCCATTTCATATCGCGCCCTTTCTCTTATCGCACCTATTTTTACACACAAACCCACCATAAAATGCCTTGCTTGGCACCAAGAACTCACCACATCTCTTACATATCTGCCCAAGGTCTTTGTTATAAAGATCTTCTATGGCTTCTATTACAATATCTCCCTTATGAGGACGAGGATGCTTATAACTTATTCTCTTGGCATACATCTCATTGAGCTGCTCTAAGCATCGCTCGCTTACCCTCACAAAGAAGTTATGCTTCTTAATACTCTTCCCCATCATTCTCCCCAACTTTGATATCTTGATATCAATAATTTATACTACAGAAAATAGGAGTAATGTATATGGATCTAATCTCGATTGTATCTCTAGGCGCAGGAGCGGCATCTCTTGTTACTTTTTTATCTACTCAGACAAATATTGGAAGACTCTATGCTGGCTGCATAACTATTATGATAATGACCCCAGTAATAGCTTTCGTGCAGGCAAGTAGTGAAATTAAGAAGATAATTCTTTATCACCAAATACGATCAGTAGTTCGCAGAGAGCTAGAATCATCAACAAAATCTGCAATATTTCTTGCAGATGCTGAACCTGGAAGAATATTAAGCTAACTCAACTACCGCCAGCGATTGTTATTGTCCCTAAATGGCAATGGCAGTGTCGATTGACCGCCATACATAGCCTCTAAGTAACGATTATCAAGATCTTTAGCGGAAATACTGTCCTGAGTCTTAGGAAGAGATATACACAAATATCTCATAGCATCTGCATAGTGAGAGTTTTTGTCGTGCAGAGGTTGTGACTTATACTTCTCACGACGAGGGTCCCACTCCTGACGATAGTTTTCCAAAGATTTGATGAAGGGAGCGCACATTTTTTCATCTATAAAGCAGCGAGGAAGGGTTGATCGAACAGCTTCTATGCCGTCTTCGAGCCCTATTTTACCATCAGCGACCTCGAATCTAACCCCAAGCTGAAGAGCCTTCTCAATTCGAGTGATTCCACCACCCCACTCCATAACTCTAAGGTCATGAGGAGCTATATGGCGCCCATATTGGTATGGTTTTGCGTTAAGAACCTTAATGTAATGCTCAAGGCCCTCTTTATTCTTATTATAGCAGTCTATAATCCTAATGGATTGACCAAGAACCTGGAAAAATATGATGGCGGTATCGTCATCTACCCCAATATCCCAAGCAGTATGAACCTTGAGCGAAGGATCCCAGGGAACTTGCCCAATCTGAGAGCGCAGACGAAGATTATCTAAATACTTTATGTAATAAGAACCTTCTGCTCCCATATCAAAAGAACACCAATATTCTTGTCGTGCCATATCCTCTGACATCTGACCAGACTTAATATCCTCTTGAATCTCTTCTGGAGATACATGCTTAGTTTCATCTACCGTCAACTTATAAGCGAACCAAGTATCAGGGTAATCTTTAGCTATATTCCACAAGTCCCACATGTGATTTTTGCCACGTGGCGTTGACACAAAAAGAGCCCATCCATCGTTAGCACGTAAGATAGGAATTGCATATTTAAATGCATTAGGATCGCTGAGCGCATATTCTGAGAATACGAGACCACCTGGATTGGTCCCAATAAGCGAGTTGTCGTAATTATCAGAACCAATAACTTGAAGTACGGATCCGTTCTTGAGCCTGATCTGCATCTGTTGCTCTCGCTTAGACTCTATAAGCTCAGGAGGAATGAAGTCTAAGACTCGCATACCATCAATAGTGATAGCGTCCCAGAGAACCTTTCTGCCTTGAGAATAGGTAGGGAAGATATAGTAGATCGTTTGTACCCTACGCAAGAGCATACGAATGCAGATATTGAATGCAGTAACGTCTTTACCAGCACGACGAGGAAGAATAGCGATCACACGCTTGTATCCCTTGTTGAGAAGGGCGTCCATCATCGGAATCTGGTAAGGGCGAGGCTGAAACTTATCAAGACGAACGACTACTTTATTTTCCATCAACGAACTTCATATCCAGCATATTCACCATCGACTCGGTGCTTAACAATAACACTCGTCCAATCTGAGCCATCACTGTTGCGCAAATAGGCTACCTTTTCAACAACATCATCAGCTCTATCATTGGGACTAATCATCTTGTTAGAGGCTTTATCAAGAAGAAAGTCGCAATTCTTAAAATAAATATAGTTGCGCGCTACCCCATTATAAACATAATTTATCGTGGTCATTTGGTCGTATCGGTTAAGCATTCATCTCCTAAACCCACAAATGCAGAGTGCTGCGATGACTAAAATAATCGTTATCAAATACATCTCTATCCTTATTATTTTATAGAGTGACAAGTATAGTGAATCTTTTTACGATCTCAATGAAGCACTTGAAGTTTGCCAGCAAGGACTGCTAACCTAGTTAGAGCTATCACTGGTGTAAGCGAAAATGAATATCGCCTAAGGGTAACACCGTGCGCGGCGCGGGATGGGGGTTCGAGTCCCCCGTGATAGTACTATGTTAGAGGAGGCTTGAGATGAATAAGTTACTTTTGGCTGCCTTGATGCTTGGTGGTCAAGTGCAAGGCAAATCAACCAAATCTATAACCATAAACCCTGGTTGTACGCTTAAAAGAAGGCTTTGTTATTGCTGCGCTATTACTGCAGTAGGAATACTAGCCCATCATTTAAGAAAAACTAAAAACAAAGGCGGTCATAAACGAATGGATACTCCGCCGGGAGGACAAAGTGTTAATAAAACACCCCAACAATCTCCGTTATCTTCCCCTGGATACTCTCCATTGATGAGACCAGAAGGAGCCCCAAGAACGCCGCTACCACCAGCAGCAAGATCACCAATAGATACCCGAGAAGAAGGAGAGGAAGTGGATTAATCCACTTCCTTTTTTAATCTAACTTTTCTTTCCCAAAATATTTTCATCATCCAAGTTATACCAAGTACAAACATGTCCCACTAAGCTAGGACATCGCCATACAATCTTCAGGAGGCCTTTTTCTATATAGGCATCTCTAATAGAGTGCTTAGCTAAGAGCGTCATTCCCCAAAAGCTGTGATCAGAGCCATATACCTCTATAAGAACTTTATGGGATCGTACGGAAGCAATAGAGACAGTCTGATTCCCAATCTTAAGCGAAGATCTCTGATTAGCAGGGCTAGCGATCCTTGGAAGCTGTTGTGACGCCGAGAAGGCATTAAAACAAAGGAAGAGAAGTAAGAACATCATGTTTTCATCCTTATCAGAAGATTGGAGTCATCAAATTCATCACTCAACCCAATGCACTTTACCATTCTTAAACTTAAAACCAGATCGCTTCTTTTTCAACTCATCCGCAGCAACCTTATCTATATATGGTTGATTATTTTTAATGGCCACATATCTATCAAAGAGCTTATCATCACCATCAAATACATCTTTCTTAACTAGGTCATCATAAAAGAGATATTCGCTCATCAATGCAGGCAACGAATTCTTTTGTATCGTAAGACCTATAAATATTTCAATAGCCGCTCTTTGTGGATTTGAAAAGTTTTCAATATTGAAAACTTCATAACCCCATTTGCCCAAGAACGCAGATAACTTAGCTCTTAAAGGACTTTCAAGCTTAAACTTTAATTCAAAATCTTGAAGGCCAAGCGCTTTAAGCATCGACTCAACTCTTCCTTGGAAAATCATATTATATACATCAAATTCTCTATCTAAATCACTAAAACTAGCCCTACAAGCACAGGTTTCAATCTTTTTAGGATGATTAGACTCAATATGATCAAATATTCTCTCAGCCCCTTCATTAACAGAGAAAATATACTCTGGCAAAGCTTTATTTAGAGGAACTATAGTTGGAACTCCCGACAAGGGGAATATAAAATTGAAATCCATCAAGGATTGATCGTCCCATGATATATCCAAGTACTGAAGAGGCTTATACCCAAATTCTCTGCTAGATACATAATATCCCTTAATAGAATTAAGTGGCAGCAGTTTTATGGTATCGCCACTTGGCATACCCAGAAGCCAATTTTCTCCAAAGGCACCATCTTTTTTGACCACATACACCTTATTGAAGTGACCATACATGGACCGAAGATTATCTCTACTGCCACCAGCTACAATAGATTTTCCACAGCATTCAAAGTTTTTACTCATATCACTTCCTCACAACAGCTTCGCGCAACTCTTTTCCAGGAACAAACTTCACTACTCGCTTGCCCTTTATATTCATCTTTTTACCTGTCTGAGGGTTTACTCCGATACGCTCTTTACGCTTCAAGATTTTAAACACACCAAAATCAGTAAGAATGACTTTCTTGCCCGCCTTCAGATAAAACATAACCGAATCAATAAATGCCTCAATCGACTTCTTACAGTCCTGCTGAGTAAATTTTGTTAACTTAGACATCCTGGCCATCAGCATCTTTTTATTCATTACCTATCCTTGTAAAATTGTGCACTAGCTCTCCACTTAAACCATCTAAATCATCTCGAATAACTACCCTAAAGTGACCAATTACTCCTACTTCATTAACCAAAACGTTAAGCTGAGAAGGATATTTATCAACAGGAATAAAGTCTTTCATATTTTTACTCAGACTCTCAGCTATAGTTCGACGACAATAGATAAAAGACTCAATGTTACATGCAACAAATACAAATTCAGGACCAGGACTTGCCTCACGAGGATAAGGATACTGATCCAGACAGGTAGATGTCCTCACGAAATCATTAAGAAACTCCCTAAAGACGCGCTCTTCATTACCCTTCCAATCTCCAACAATCCATTCAGGGAATTCAAAGTAAAGTTTAGTTTTCATATTACATCCAAACTTCACCACTAGGGTTTATATCTTTAAAATCTTTTTTCTTTATCTTCACCATCTCGCCAGAAGGAGAGTGCCATACTATTCCTTCAATATTCCTAGGGGCCAACCATCGCTTTAACGCCTCAAACTCTGTAGGAACATTTGAGTATACGTGCTCACCATGCTTAATTAAGACATGATCTCCAAACCTAGTCTCATTACCACCATTTATCTTAGGTCCGCAGAGCTCATAGGTACCATCTTCCAGTGGTTTCTCGTATCCCAACTTAACCAATTCACAGTGCGCATTCCAAGCCTCCATATGGTATTTATCCGCAGGATCGTTCTGATCAACTAGTAACCATCCTGGATGATGGCCGGTAACCTTATCTGGTTCTTGCGCAGGAATAAATCCTACAGGGGGAGTTTTGCCAGCTTTGGCGTCATATCGTTTGTAAAACTTTCCATCCTGGACCATACAGCAAGTTCCGTCCCACTTTCTTGTGGCGATTCCCTTACCTTCTATGACCCACTCAGCTCCAGGATTAACCTCGTTAATCACCTTTTTATCACGAGATGACATGTCTCTTTTAAATAACGTTATTATCTTTTTCATAAATCTAACCCTTAATTAATCGCCAAAACCAACCACTCTTTTTTGAAACTACAACTGAATCTTGCGATTTAGATAAATCTAATTTCACTTCTCTTGCTTCTTTTCTCGACTTCTCACAAATAGCTCTTATCTCTTGTGTATGTGAAACACAAAAACGACTATCACAATCTATTCCCAAGCTTTCCGGCAACGGATTAGAATATCTTTTTTGTTGTTGAGAATTATCCTCAAAGAGAATGTGATTTCTAAAATCATCATCGAGACCGAACTTACTTATGAGAGCATGAGAATGATTTAATCCAAATCTCCGCTGAGAGGCCTTGAAGAAAACTTCTCGAGCAACCAGCAAAGGACAAGTCATTTCTATTTCTAAAGACAACTTCCCAAGCTCTTTAACTGTAAAACACACACTTCCATTATCAATCCAAAAATTCTGAATCGGAGCTTCCCAGTACTTCAATATCCTTCTAACATCTCGCGCGAGATTCTCTCTTTTGTGCATTATTTACCAACCTCATTCCACAGTAGACTTCATGCTTATACTCCAGTGCTCATGCCCAGGGCCCCTAGGAACTCCCTTAACACACTGAACGCAGCGATCTCCATAATACTCATAAGCATTAAACTTCTCATACAGAGCTTCATCTCCATAGAAAACATACTTAATCATCTCTTCTTTAGTTAAAGGATTTTCAGGATCGTCATATCTCTCATTAAAATCTTTAGCAAAATCCTCACGGATCTTAACGAGACAATAAATCCACTTAACATTACTCAAAATATTTTCATCAGAGGTCCACGGAGTGAAGTAGTATCTTTTTTTACCACCGTCAACGTCTATATCTATTCCCCAAAATTCGCCCACAGCATTCATATCTTTAATAATGTTAGACAAACCTAATTCGCAAAACAAATTTGCAAAAAGTCTCCTATACTTCCACGCTAAAGAAACACGAGAATTATCAAAACGCTCACCAGCGCCAGGAAAACTGATAATCGAAGTAAAATCACCTATAGGCATCCAATGAGACGGAATAGGCCTACAACCAGACTCATCATCGTTACATAAATCACTTAAATCACTGCCAAATTGTATCCCATCAAAGAAGGCGGTCGCCAGTTGATTTCCACAACAAACAACAACATTCTCGCCTGGTTGAGGCATACGATCTTTAACTGATATCCACATATTTAATCCTTCAATACTGCAGCCAAATGGTCACAAGGCATCATTAATCTTGTTTTACTTTTATCACAGACCCCAAATACAACCCACTTACAACAATCATTATTTGTAGGGATAAATCCCCAAGTAGATGGAACGTACTTAGAATCTACCTTGTATCCCTCGTCAAGATTGAGTAAACATCCGCCACACTCATGTTTTTCACCGAATAGTTTCATCTTAGTCCCTCAACCAAACAAGGACACTTTCTAAGTTCCCTATTCCTTACATGACCTATATAATTCCAGCAATTATCAGGAAGAGGGTAAGCATCTTCTCTCTTTAATGATCCATCACTGATCCGCTTCTCAATATATTGAAGCTCTAAAAAGCGAACGATTGCCATCTTATTTTTAGTACCTAAAACAACTTCCATGCAACCATCGGGAAGATCTTCAAGGCAGTTATAATCTTTAACGTCAAAAACAGGATCAGGCCCCCAATCTTCAACATAAGTTTTACTTATAGGTAGATACATAATCGGCTTTACATATCTACTAAACTCGCCAGTGATAGCGAGATAGACTTCAGTCGATCCAAGTTTTGCGTAAATACCCTTAATATCACCAAGGTGAACATAGTAAGACATAGTGATATCTCCTTATTTAATTATCAGGCGCCTTCCTGTTCTGAAACATGCTTAAAGCGATGTCCTAGGTAGTATGTTTGATCATCTGAATGAGGAAATTTAGAATCATATACCCAAGCACCCTTACGACCCTTAAAGTCACTAGGGCTACAATCCTTGCCGACAACCAAGCTCCACAAAGTAACCCAACCCACAACAGGCTCGTCATCGACCCTAAGTACAATCCTAGATCCTTCATCCGGCGCGCTAGAATCAAATAGAAACATATCGTTATTTTTGACATGATAATCTAAGGGCGCCCAATAATATTTAGAATAAGATCGCGTCCAACCACTAATATCTTTTTTTACAAGGTTCTGACTCATAAAAAACCCTTATAAATTAATCAAATGCAATGCTGGTAAATATGCTGCGCCATAAACCAAAGTAGTAGTCCAAAGATAATTACGCCAGCGAATGAAGCAAACTCATCTTCTTTTTCCAAACTATATGCAAATGACAATGCAGAATTCCTAAACCCACGGATAAGATAAAAAATAACAATGAGGCACACTATGGAATATATGATACGCATCAAACAACCCTAAATAATTAACTATCAGACACTTTCCGCCTCGGGACCATGTCCGAACCTGGAACAGGCGTCTCAATTACTTGTATGGTGGTGGCACTCGATTCGCCATACGTTTTCACTTTTTCCATAAGCAGGTCACGATACTCTGTGTTATAGAGGGGGTGGAGCTTCATGATGATATTGCCATCTTCTTTGCGCTTACGAGCATTGCGCTCTCTACGCATACCTATGTTATAGCGAGCTGTTTCAAGAGCGTCCTTAAAGTACTCATTATCCTTCTGGATCGCATAGAACTTAGAGACAGGATACTTCTTAGAAAGAGGGAATTGCTCTATGGCTTCAGCTGTCTCTTCTTGGGACCAAGCTACCATTTCATCAGCAAGAGCATTCTGAGTCTTCTCGTCGTGGGGTATCTTTTGAAGCCAGGGTGGCTTTCCATGAGACTTAGATCCTGAAGCAGGAATACCAGAAGCATTGCGGTCATAATCGGGATGGTTACGATCTTTCATTCTCCGCGCGTATTTCCTAGTGCCATCTGGAGCGATGATTGGGTTAGTAGTTTCTTTAGTTTTTTTCATCAAGAGCATCTCCCTGATCGCACATTATATTTAAAACTCTCAAACTCTCTAAATATATCACTCACCTTGAGCTCTATATCCCTATACGCCTGCCAAATCGGACACTTCTTATCATGGCAAGGAACAACTCCATGAGATGCGGCGCGAGCTAGATATTCTTTATAACTTTGCTTTTTTGTGTAATGAAAATCTTGCCTAGAGTAAACAGCGTATGGATATTCTGAACTAGCCGTTTTGTGTATTGAGTGCTCGAATACCCAAATCTCTTCTTCGCCATAACTTATAATGGCTTTCATGGGATCGCAGTTGTCGGGCGAGTAAAAATAAGTTACGTCACTGGGCCTGAAAAGATAATAAACAAGATCTTCTCGTAGATTGTTAATATCTCTATAGAAAGCAATCTCAGAGTGTCTCTCAACAATTCCTTGCTCAATTAATTGAGGCTTTGTCATCGGTTTAGGAGAAGGAGTATTTAATTCACTCTCAAGCTTGCCGCACTTATGGGGTTTTTTCATCTTAGCCCTCACCATCTACTACATAGTTTTTATATTGATAAGCAGTGCTTCGAGATCTTCTTTTTTGTATAACCGGTAGCGGTTAAGGGGATTGCGATGAGTAGTAATCTTCTTGTTGCGCTCCCAATTGCGGAGCGTATTAGGGTGAACCCCGAGAAATTCAGCAGCTTTTTTTATCTTCAAATAATGTGGTGTCATTATCGCCCTTCTCCAAAAACTTGACCAATTGCTGAGCTTGGTGATCTGAGAGTATATGTCTTGGCAATATAATATAATACATCTCTTCGTTTGGCGACAAAACCTTGATCAGATGCTCTCTCTTGGCAAAATATCTTCCGGTGGGAAAGTTAAGCGCAGCGAAACATTCAACTCCACCCTTGATGGTTGTTATCTGGAAGAGGACAGTATCTTGATGACTCCATAAAGAGTAGGTAGCTCCGTTGTGGATATGTCTCTCTTCATCTTCTATGAGATTCCAGCGATCATTCTTCCAGTAATACTTCTCAACGACTTCTGGTTTCCGGAGAGCAGCTTGTGCGACTTCTTTGGGAGGAACCATTCCGAATCCAAACATTCTTACTCCTCAATAAAGGTAAATTCTGTACGAGCTCGTATATCATACGATTTCTTTGCGATTACCGAGTGTATAATACAGTCGTCCTTGAGTAATCCACAATCTACCGATAGGTCCTTCAGAAACTTAACGAGATTATCTAAGTCGGGACGATACACATGTGGACGCCCAATAAGTGAATTACGATCTGCTGGCCTTTTGCTTGGCGGCGGAGAAAAGTAAAAACATACCTCAAGGCGAAGAGGACCTTTAAACTGCTCGCCATCATATTGCTCTTGCAACTGAATACCTCGAGCCAACTTGAGAGCCTTTTGGGTGTCGTAGGACCTAAAACCATTCTTGCCAGGGCGGCTCCACGCTACAGGATCGCCGTCGATGATATAATTTCTTGTTTTATGAGATCTTATTTCTTTTTTTGAGTCTACCATGCGGCCCACCATAGAAAAATTCAACTGAGGCCATTTTTATTGCTGTTCTCGGTGGGGCCTAGGTAAGTCACTCTAGCAAAACTAGGATGCTTCGTTAAGGGTCATAGCCTGGACGTAGCGCACTTTCTCTTCTTCTGGAGCTATCTTCATGAGGTACTCGAGCATGGAAGGATTGATTCCCTTGTAGAACTGTTTGAGCTCAGAAAGGGACATGGCTGTGATATTGCGCTGTACGCGGCCAAGCTTCTCTTTGTCTCTTTGGAGAGCATCTTGTATCTCAGGAGATTTCTTCCAGGCGGCATATTTCTCCTGGCGCTGAACCTCTTCCACCTTTTGTGGGTATTGTCTTGGTTGATCCCGTAAAGCATGAGATACAGTTTTAGCTGCAAGATGTGCTGCTTGAGAACTTGAAAGCGGTTGTAATGTCATTGGCATATCTCGAGTAATGTGTTTCTTCTTAAGCTCTTGTGAAAGAGATTCGTTTACAGGGAGTCCCTGCTGAGTGCAGTAGTCGCGACAGAGATCAAAGAACCAGGCATAAGGGTCTTTGATGTGCTGGAGCATCGACAAGTGTTTTGCGGCAGCGTTGATCGCGTCGTCAGGGAATTGCATGAGATTAATTTGACCAAGTCGGGAGAGATTAAGTTGCTTCAAATTGCGGATCGACTGGCGTATTGGATTTTGGTCCACCGGCCACTCCTCAAAGTCCCTCTTTCTATATACAGTGACTCTTATATCACTAGTCTTAGAAGAGAGATTAGATATATATAAATTACTCTGTTTATATTGTGTGACATTTAGCTCTGAATCGCGCTTTTGCCAACCACCATTTCGGAACACTAAATGCTTCCACGGCATCCACTTACAAGCCCTAAAAAAGCGAGCAAGTTTTGCCCTAATTTTTGGAATATAAAAGAAGTTCGCGATGCGATAAATATTAGATTTCATATGTCGGTAAATTGATCGAATGAGTCCTACTTCTTCAAACTTCAAAAGTATTCTATTTACATACTCACGAGTTATGCCCACCTTATGAGCAAGATATTCCTGAGCAGCATGAACAGACAAGAATTTGTTATCGAGACCTATAAGCG